CGTATCAATCGTTACCGTGGTGCTGACATTGTTAATGTTGTCACCCTTACGATGTCCGGCCTTAACCCATTCATTCCACACACGGGATACACGATCGAGTAGGTTCAATGCACTTTCGTTACGCGTGATAGCACCTTCTGGTGCAGCCTGCGGCACCGAGATAACTGCCTGTTGTAACGGCTTGAAGTATTCGTCTTCAAGCAATTCAGGGTGGAACTGTGCCAAGTGATGATAGATGGCTTCATTCTTACCCACACGAACACGACGAACATAATAGTCATTGTGCCATGCGTGAATACCCGACGAAGAACCCAATACCAACGAGGTTGTGCCCTCTGGCTTCACGGTAGTGGTTCGTGCGGCCTTGTTGATGCCAATCAATCCAGCGACACGAGCATTTTCTTCCAATACAATCTTCGCAGATTGCTTCATGTTCAATTCAAGAACACCACCGGATGCAATACCTGTCATGGACACACCAATCAATGCTTCCTTCTCCGTGGTCTTCTTCCATACGTCACGAAGATAGTGGAAGTTCGTATAGCTGGCCTGCAGCGTTGCAATGAATGCGGCGGCACGAGCACGAGCATCTAATTCTTGCTGTGTGTTTACATCAGAGACATTGATCGTTGACAAGTTACAGAACTGAAATGGTCGGAGACTGATTTCAGCACATGGGTTCAATCCCCAATCCGGAGAGTTCGTCATGAAGAAGCCAGGCTCACCGGCGTTCGACGCTTGAATCTTCTCCCACAACGACATAAAAGTAGCTTTGTCAATCTTGTGTCGAACAATCACAGCACTGTTGTTGGCACGACCACGCTGTGGGTTTGATTCCCACCAGTTGCCAAACTTACAGGTCAACATTTCGTCATCATCCAAATCAAATAGGCTGATCATGGCACTACGACGAATGCCACCTGCCAACACGGCATCGGCAATGTAACAACAGATATCATGCACTTCGATTGGTTCAAGCTGATCGCCGGTGTCCTTACGATCAAAAATCTTCTGGATGTTGTGCAAACAATCCTTGAGTGGTTCCGGTCCCGGCGCCTTACCACCGGAAGTGATCAATCGTGCACCCTTTGGTCGGATGTCACTGAAATCAAATACCGGCTGTGGCTTACCTTCCAAGTATGAACGCACTAATACCTTTACTGCGTCTGCCCAACCTTCAATACTATCACCAATCACAAATCGGCGAGTCTTCTTGTTCTTGTTGATGACCGGCAACTTCTCTACATGGTGACGCTGAACTGAGTATCCTACGCCTACACCCGACAACAACAAAAACATTAATTCTGCAAATGCCACAGAGTTATCAATTGGTAGGAACGAACAATTGTAAATTCGTGTGGGGTTCAACTCACTGGCCTTACCCGCAAACTGCAACGAACGCATCGACGGGAGAACTTTACGGTCAAACACATATTGGTAAGCTGCATCAATCTCAAGTTCCAATTCAGGAAATTTCTTGAGGTACATTGCTTTGTTACGGGTGACGAGTTCTTCCCAAGTTTCACGGCGTTGCTGGCCGGGTAAGTATTTACCATATTTCATATGAATTGTAAGATCCGAGAGGATCTGCGTGCTTAGTTCCATTCTACATCTCTAAAGCAAAGGGTTCAATAAGTGTGGACAGATAAATAGTGTGCTCACAGATAGTCGCAAAGTATCTGTGAGCAATTACTATTTTGTTAACCAAGATCTACAGAATCGTAGTCTTCGTCATCAATAGCCTTTTGTATCTTGGAAATGTTGACCGGCTGCGTCTTACCCACATCCATTAATTTTTTCTGTAGCATCGCCTTTACGGTGCCGGCGCCACTGGCCATCTGACCCTTCACCTTGATACCATCAACGGAATTTTCATCAAAGATTTTAATCTGACCATGCGACAAATCCATTGTGGCTGGGAAGGTCATACCGTCAGCACCAAAACGATTCTTGATCATGTGGATTCGTGCAGTATCACTTACCTTGTCGGCCAACTTACGGCTGGCGGACATAATCACATCACACACGAAAATCTTTGAGTATGCACCGGCAATCTTGTCGGCTTCAACCACATCGTCTTGCAATGCAGAACGCTGACTCTGTGAAGCGGTCCAGCCAGGAATTTTCAACTCACCCAACATACCACGAAGTTCTTCGTAAATAAATCCAAGTTCTTCGTGACGAGCGTTGCTCTTTTCTGTAGACCGCATGAGGTCGGCATAGTCAACAATAACCAAATCAGGCGGATAACCCAACTGTGTCATACGATTGATGTGTGCATACAAGTGATTAACCGACGCGGACCGCGTGGGGAAATACTTGATGATTAGTTCACCATCAATCTTGTCAATCTCACGCTTCACACGATCTACATTGTTCTTGATCTCAGCCGGTTCAATGCCGGTGATGATCGTATCGTATCGTAGACCAACATAGTTTTCGGAAAGTTCAAATGTATAATGAACGACCCGCTTACCACGCTTGAGTGCCTCGGTGCCTAGAGCACACAAAATCCACGACTTACCAATACCCGATGGTGCAATGATACAGCCGAGTTCGCCCGGTCCCAATCCACCATCAATTAACTGATTGATACACGGCCATGGCGTGGCAATCGTATCACGAGCCAATTTGGAAATTCGTGTCTCCAAATCTTCGGTCCAGTTGTGACCAATGTTACGCTCTTGACCCGAACGCATGGCACGGTCAACGAGACTCTTAATCTCGTCGTATTTACCCCGTTCCAACATATCGGCACTACGCAATACTGCGTTCTTAATCGCCTGATTCTTACAGAAGGTCAGAAACTCATTCTGCACATATGCCAAGTCGGCGGCCTGTGTATTCTTATAGACATTCTTGAGCTGTTCAACGACCGAGACGCGCAATACATCGTCTACACGAAGTTTATCAACTTCTTGCTTGAACACATCCATCGTTGGCGCTGACTTGTATTGACCAAAATACCACAATACCTTGTCAACAATCCACTTGTTCGATTCACTATCAAAATAATGTGGCACTACAATGTCATAGGTCTGTTCAAGAAACTCACGACTATTCAATAGACATGAAATTGCCTTGGTTTGAAACGAAGTGCCAAACTTTTGTAGTGTGTCAAGATTTTTTTCTAGTAAGTCCTCTTTCATATTAGTCCTTGTTACTGAATCGAGTGAGTGGAACGAAAGTATTCATGAGCCACTCGTCTAGGTTTGCGAATGCTCCTAACAACTTATCATGAGCCAAGAGTTGTGTCAACCCCAGCTTATTCATTGGTGGAATTGGTGCATCAAATTGCTGTAAGACTTTCGATCTGGTGTTACCACTCATGTGTTGTTCGTCTAGTCGCATGAGTGAGGTATTTCGTTCTAACAACTCTTTACTACCGAGAATCAATTTTGCAGCTTTACTATCTAACGACTCCGCGGCGGCGTAAATGTGATCCCACGGAATCGGTGCTGAATTTGCTAATTCGGGGAAATTCTTCTTCAAGGTTGCAGGACCAATGCCTTTCACGCCAGGAATGTTATCACTGTCATCACCGTCAATGGTTCGGAAAATAATGAAGTTGTGCGGGTGAATGCCATATTCCTCAAGCACCGCATCTTCATTATAGAGTTTCTTTTTCACGGGATTCCAGACCTTGATGCCTTCCGTGACCATTTGAAGAAAATCTTTGTCGGTAGACATGATAATCGCTTCGCCACCACGCTCTACGGTGAGCTTGGCAAAATAAGCGAGCACATCGTCAGCTTCTACATTATCCGGCGCAACGATTGTGACCGGAAGGAACTGCAACGCCTTCACGAGCATCAACAATTGACGCTTCTGTGAATCGCCTTCTTCATCTATTGTTTGAAAGTCGTAAGTGCGATTGAGTTTCGTCATCGACTTACGGTTGGCCTTATAGTCTTTGAAAATTTCTCGGCGCCGTTGGCTGCCACCCTTTCCATCAAATACAATAACACAACGACTCGGCTTGAATTGCCGAATCGTCATAGCAATAGACCGCATGAATCCTGTCATACCACCGACATGATCACCGTCTTCGTTCATTGTTGGCGTGGCTGCGAAACAGCGAAGATACGAATTGAGCCCATCAATCAAGAGCACTTTACTGTCTCGATTAATGGGCTCAATTCCTCCGTGCGTCGCAGAGAACTGCTTGAGTTTCTCTGCAAGATTCATATGATTAGTTAGTTGGCCACAGCAAAATGGCTCGTTCAGCATCATCAAGATTGATGTCTTCGTCTTCCTCGGCATCATCCAAGTCTACGAAGTCACCACTATACCCATTCTCTGGAATATAATGCCCTTCCGATGTGTCGGCAAGTGGAGAGAAGCTGTTTCCTTCGCCATCCGAAGCAATGATAACAATAGCATCATCATCAAATTGTTCTAATAGCTCTCTGAGTTCTTTGACTGTCATCATTCTAGGTCACCTGCATCGCTCAAATCTAAATCATCTTCCGAAAGACCTTCTGATGAATAACTCATGATTACAGTTTCACACATTCTATTATAAATTTCGGCTTGTAGTGTTGGATTATCCGACAAAAACTTTTTGAAGTCCTTGCCTGCGAACTGATGATCCTTACCATCCAATGATTCATACTTCACATATGCACCTGCGGTCTTCATGATACCCTTGTCCTTACAGAACTTGAGCCACGAATCCAAATCATCAATACCACGATCAAAATACACATTGAATTCTGCAGTGCGATACGGCGGACCAAGACGATTCTTGATCACAGAGGCTTTCACCGACACACCAATGACTTGCTTGTCCTTATTAGCAATCTTACCTGTGGTTGCCAATCGAAGACGAGTGGATGCGTGATAGGCAATAGCCTTACCACCAGAAGTTGTCCACGGATCACTAAATGCCGGTGCATTCATCTTCTGACGCAACTGATTCGTAAACACCAAAGCAATCTTCTGCTTTGCGATCAGTTGTGTAACCTTACGCATTGCCTTACTCAAGATGATAGCCTTACCAGTAGCATAACCATCCTTGTCGTAGTCAGCTTCCATTTCCTGCTTGGTTGGCGCACCGGCTACTGAGTCTACTACGATAATGACCTTCTTGTCATTACTCTGCTTCTCACGCACACGATTCACAATGGTTTCGATCATCACGAAGATGTCTTCTACCGTGTCCGGCTGTGCATAGACCATCTGACCAAAATTCAAGCCAATGGCTTCAAAGAATTCTGGGTTTACTGCATTTTCTGTGTCAAGTAATACCACCACGCCGCCTTCTTTCTGCACATTCGCCATCATGTGTGCAGCAATCAAACTCTTACCAGAACCTTCTAGTCCAGTAAGTTCAGTAATTCGACCACATGCAATACCACCATTCGGTCGATTGCTGATCGCTAGGTCCAACAATGAACTGCCAGTTCCAACAAAGTCGGTAAGATCGGTTGGGGTGTCATCTTGACCAATAATATACGCAACTTGTCCATCCTTGAAGGTTTTATTGAGCGCATCAACAATACTCAGCGCCAATTCTTCTCCATGATCTTCAGTTACTTTCTTTTTAGCCGTTGCCATAGACACTCACGAGGTTATAGGATACAAAAGGGCAGAGGCGGATTCATGGCCTCTGCCCTTTCAGGCATTTACTTACTTTTCGAACATAGAAGCAAATTCGTCTTCCACATCATTGGCAGTCTTACGCGACTTACCAGCGCGTGCCTTTTCAGCACTCGGAGACGGCGTTGCATCTTCACCCCAATCATCATCATTCTTGTTCACAACCGTTCGACCCGTAGCTGCCGGGGCGCCGCCAACAAGAACATTCAACACATTCTTGAGTTCGTCATACGACATCTTCTTGTGGATCGACATGAGATCCGGCTGTTCGTTAAGGAACTTCTCAAGTTCCTCAGCGTTCGGCGTAAGTGCAGTCTGCTTCGGCGAGACACGAATGCTCGTCTTTGCAAAGCTGGTGTCCGACTTTTCCTGCGGCGTGAAAATCACCTTGATGTCACGACCCGTCTGTGGATCGGTGATATCACCATATTCTGGATCAGCCATAACGCTGAGGATTTCACTGTATACGGTCTTACCGAATGCCCAGAACTTCACACCGCTCTGTGGCTTGTTACGGTCGATGACCGGCACAAATGTACGACGCTGTGGTACGAACTTCTTCGTTTCACGCCATTCATCCTTGGTTAGACCACCACCTGCACGAAGCGTGTCTGCGAATTCAGCAATCGGGTCGGGTTCACCGAATGACAAAGGCGACAGATAGGTCTTGTTACCGAGATAATGGAAGTAAAGCTCAATAAATGGATTGTCCGGGCTATCTTTGAGCGGGACGATACGAACGAGGTTATCACCTTCGGTGGGCTTCCAAAGAATATCGTTCTTTGCAGCAACACCCTTGAGTTCGTTGAGCTTGGCGCGGAGGGCGGATAAGTCTAGTGTCATAATTCTTAACTCCTAATGTGTAATTGGTAAATAATAATTCGTCGATAGCTAATCATAACCTTTGGTCTTCTATAAGTAGCTCTCACGAATCGAAACCCGCTTGTTCCAGCGTTGGTTCAAGCGGGTCGATTCACAAGTATACTCACTATGTCACGCAATGTCAAGCGACATCAGAAACTTTCACAATCTTGTTCAACTTAGTGGTAATCTTCTTCAGCTTATTATATGCCGTAACTAAAATAGTATTACGGAAATCATCCCACGGCACCTTAAAGCCTTTGTCCACATGACCACCATTCAATTCAGCAATAAGCAAATTGAGAGCATTGATTGTATACAATGTGTTGGTGGCTTTCTTTCTATGCAACGAAATGGTTGCCTCTGGAATATCACCCCGAATCGGTGCCTCTGCGTCTACATTATATGTGCAGCATAGTGAATTGGGATTCTCAAGATTTTCGAGCACATAAATTGTGTCAAATGCGATATCATAAGTATCGACAATCTTCTTGAGCGTTGTGTCCAGCGTCTCGGTTGTGCAGAAGGTGCACAATAATTGGGTGTTGTTCATGTAACTTACTCCAGATGATGTAACAGAACTCCATCATAAGTAGTAAATTGAAAACTCAAGGAGTAACGGCACGCCCCTTCAATTCTTCCCAATCTCGTTCTGGTCTGAGTTCC